AACTAATTTTTATTTTCAGCCATTGCCTTTAGAACAAATAACTAACGAGCAGTTGCTTGTTGAAGATTTGGTTATTGAAGCTATGGGTATCTATGGCATGGATGTATATTATCTACCAAGAAGTAGTGGTGGTACCGAAGATATGTTATATGGTGAAGATACGATGAAACAATATCGTAGCGCTCATCAAATTGAAATGTATCTTGAAAATATTACAGGCATGGAAGGCGAACAAGATTTTATTTCTAAATTTGGTTTAGAAATTCGTGATGAAATTACTTTACTTGTTTCTCGCCGTAGATTTAAATATACTGTTGGTGCAACAAACTTTCAAACACCAATTTTAGGTGATATAACTCCAGAAGAAAATCAAGCACCTACACGGCCTAGAGAAGGTGACTTAGTTTATTTACCTTTACTACAAAACTTTTTTGAAATTACTTTTGTAGAACACGAAAATGACCAAGCTATGTTTTATACATTAGGCCGTGGTCGTGGTGGTAATGTTTATGTTTATTCATTAAAACTTAAACAGTATGTATTTTCAGAAGAAATTATTGAAACTGGTGTTACTGAAGTTGATGAACAAGTATTTGATGCCTATAAGAGAACTAGACTTACAGTTAATCTTACAGGCGGTTCTGGTGCGTTTGTTCCTGGTGAAATTATATATCAAGGTACTGATGCAGCTAACGCAGATGTTCAAGCCATTGTACATACTTGGCAAACGGGTCAATATGTTGATGTAATTCGAACAGAAGGTACTTTTGTTGCCAATGTTCGTGTTAAAGGTGCAGAAAGTAATTCAACATGGGTACTGGCAAATTCTAATGATAAAGTTACTCTTGATAATGCCTTTGAAGATGTTGCCGATAATAACCGTATTGAAACTGAATCTGATCTAATATTAGATTGGACAGAAACTAATCCATTTGGTGGTGATTAATGTTAGGTCAATCTCATTTTTATAATCGCACAATTCGCAAAATAGTTGTTGCTTTTGGTACTCTGTTTAATGATATACAGGTTCAGAGATATGCAGGCACAACACCTAAAGAAATATTTAAAGTACCTTTGTCATATGGTGCAAAAGAAAAATATATGACAAGGTTAACTTCTGATCCCGAATTAACCAAATCTATTGCAACGGCTGTACCTAGAATTTCATTCGAATTAACAGGTATGAATTATGATGTAGGCCGTAAGCAAATGAGTATGCTTCGCAATTTTTCAGCAAATACTACTACAGCGTTTAATACTCAATATGCTCCTGTGCCATATGATTTTAATTTTTCAATGTCAATCTATGTTCGCAATACAGAAGATGGTACTCAAATTTTAGAACAAATATTACCATTTTTTACACCAGATTTTACAGTCACGGTTGATTTTATTCAACCAATGGATCAAAAGTATGACATGCCTATTATTCTTAATTCTGTAAATACAACCACAGATTATGAAGGTGACATGATGAGTACCAGATTAATTACTTGGGATTTGGAATTTACTGCAAAAGGATATATTTGGCCTGCTGTTAAAAGTGGTAAAGTTATTCGTCAAGCGAATACAAATATATACTTACAGGCTAATACTACTACATACAATTTAGCAACTGCAATTTCTACAATACCTGATCCATATAATGCTATGCCAGATGATGAGTTTGGTTTCTCAGAAGAAAGATTTGATGAAACTTACCTCATAGCAAATACTGGTGAATATTTAATAACCGAAACAGGCCTCAGAATAAGAGAATAAAAATGGCAAGTAAAACAATAACACAATTAACCGCTTTAGATACTGTATCAACAAATTTAGCAAATACTCTTTTTGTTGTTTATGATACCGAAACTGGTACAACTAAAAAGGCATCACTATCACAAATAGATACAGCCGTTGAAAGATCGATACAGAATGTAACCTCTGCTGGCATTTATGCTAATGCAGCTTTTGCTAGTGCTAATACAAAACTTTCAGCTAATGGTGGTACAATTACAGGTAATTTAATAGTAACAAATACAATAACATCCTCAAATATTGTTTCTAGTAATATATTAACTGCAAATAATTTAACTGTTACTGGTCTTTTTACTGTTGATAATGTTGTACTACAATGGCACACACCAGTACCTTTAACATCCAAAGGTGGTCCAGGAGATTTAGCAGGTTATATTTCCATTGATAATGATAAAATATATCGTTGTATAGAAAACTATACCAATGGTGCAAATAATATTTGGGTTTATATAAACTTTACTGGTGGAACTTGGGGTTAATTAAGTGAAAAAAACTAATGAGAAGTTATCTGAATTATTAAATGTAGAACCAATACCTGTACATACAGAAGTAGTACCCATATTAGATCCTATCCAAAACGATGCAGAGTTTGCTCGTGAAAATATCCGTGATTTAATTGCTAAAGGTAACGAAGCCATAGATGGTCTATTGCATGTTGCCAAAGAATCAGAACATCCAAGAGCATACGAGGTTGCCGCCAACATGTTAAAACATTTGACGGACATGAATAAAGATTTAATGGAAATACAAAAAAGAAAAAGAGATTTAGAACCTAAACAATCAAATAGTATGAATATTGATAAAGCGGTATTCATAGGATCAACAGAGGATTTAATTAAAATGATTAAGTCCAATAAATAGGAATACTATGGAAACATTAATTGAACAAATGAAAACAATTTTAGGTACAACTTTTGGGTTGTATTTTAAAGCACATGCCTTCCATTGGAATGTTGAAGGTCCTGATTTTGCACAATATCATGGATTCTTAGGAGATTTTTATGAGTCTGTATATGGTAATGTTGACCCTATTGCAGAACACATTCGTGCTTTAGATTCATATGCTCCAGTTTCATTAAGTAGAATGATGGAATTATCCGATATTGAAGAAAAAGATTCTGTACCAAGTGCATTGGCCATGATTGAAGATTTAAAAACTAGCAATGATCGTTACATGGTTCATTTGCGTGCTGGCCAATTAATTGAAATTGCCAAGTGTATAAATGATCCCATTTATTTTATTAAAAACTATGTTAAAATTGTTAACGTAGATCGTGGTCTTGTGCCTTTCGAAATGTGGCCGTTCCAAGAAGATATGGTGCGAGATTTTCACAACAATCGATTCTGTATTGCAAAGATGCCACGACAAGTTGGAAAGACAACCACGACTGTTGGATATATGTTGTGGTCTGTTTTGTTCAACGACAACTATTCGCTTGCAATTCTTGCCAACAAAGGTTCTCTTGCTCGAGAAATTTTAGGTCGAGTACAGTATGCCTATGAATATTTACCTACTTGGATGCAGCAAGGCATTTTAGTTTGGAATAGAGGTAATATTGAACTAGAAAACAAATCTAAGATATATGCTTATGCAACCTCTGGTGCAGGTGTTCGAGGTGGTACATATAACTTAGTATTTTTGGATGAGTTTGCTTTCGTACCTAATAATATTGCAGAAGAATTCTTTACATCAACCTATCCAGTTATCTCATCTGGTCAATCGACAAAAGTTATTATTGTTTCAACACCAAATGGATTAAATCTTTTCTATAAAATGTGGAAAGATGCCACAGAGAAAAGAAGTTTATATAAACCAGTTGAAGTTCATTGGTCTATGGTGCCAGGCCGTGATCAAAAGTGGAAAGAAGAAACAATACGCAACACCTCAGAAGAACAGTTTAGACAAGAGTTTGAAACAGAGTTTATTGGTTCTACTGCAACACTTATTTCTGCCGCTAAACTTAAAGCTTTATCATACGAAACTCCAATAGAATCGTCTGATGGTTTTGATGTATATGAATATCCACAAAAATGTCACATGTATGTTATTACAGTAGACAGTTCAGAAGGTGTTGGTCTGGATTATTCTGCATTTTCAGTAATCGATGTTACTTCCATACCTTATCGACAGGTGGCAAAATATCGAAACAATAAGATACCAACATTGATCTACCCAACACTTATTTACTCAGCGGGTATGAAATACAATGAAGCTTTCATACTTGCAGAAACCAATAACATTGGCCAACAGGTGGTAGACATATTGCATTATGACCTTGAGTATGACAATATATTTAAGTTGGAACACCACAATATTAAAGGTCAACATATTTCCGCTGGTTTCAAAAGGTCGGTTTCTTTTGGACTTAGAACAACCACTTCAGTAAAGAAAATTGGTTGTGCCAACTTTAAGGCCATGGTGGAGAGTGATAAACTCATCATCAATGACCAAGACACTTTGTTGGAACTATATACCTTTTCAAGAGATAAAGATACTTACAAAGCTGAAGAAGGCAATCATGATGACATGGCTATGACTTTGGTCATGTTTTCTTGGTTGGCTGCACAAAGTTTTTTCAAAGAAACGACAAACGGAGATATTCGTAGGCGATTGGTTGAAGAACAAAACTTATTGGTCGAAGAAAATATTGCACCTGTAGGTATTTTTGATGATGGTATCAAAGAAGAAGTTGTTGACGATGGTAATAATAGATGGTCTTTTGTTCAAGACCGTGGATATCCATCCTCAATTCTATAAAAACATAAATACATCATAAAAACGCATATCAGCCTGCAAATAAAGGAGATTAAACTATGGCTTTTCAACTATCACCAGGCGTGAATGTTTCAGAAGTTGACCTTACTACAGCTATTCCTTCTGTTTCAACTACTGTTGGTGCTTTTGCCGGAGATTTTCAATGGGGACCTGCAAATGAAATAGTAACTATTTCAAATGAAGTTCAATTGGTCGAAAGATTTGGCAAACCCGATAGTAATACATTCACCAGCTTTTTCACAGCATCAAACTTTTTACAATATTCAAATGACTTACGAGTTGTACGTTCTATAGGTAGTGGTGCATTTAATGCTACTACAACTGGAACTGGTGTTTTAATCGAAAATACTTCCGACTATGAAGATAACCATTCTTCAGGTTCAGGTTCGAATGTTTTTGGCGCAAAATATCCAGGTCTTTTAGGTAACTCTCTTAAAGTTTCTATTTGTGATTCTAATACTACTCTCTTAGCCACTTGGGCATATGCTGACGAATTTGACAGCAATCCATCAACCTCAGAATATTTAATTAGAAATAATAGTAATGCTGGTTTGGCTAATGATGAGATGCACATTGTAGTTCTTGATACTACAGGAAGAATTAGTGGTACCGCCAATACTATTTTAGAAAAATTTTCTTTTGTTTCTAAAGCAAGCGATGCTAAAACCGATGACGGTTCAAGCAACTACTACAAAGATGTAATCAACAATCGTTCCAAATATATTTGGTGGTTATCACACCCATCAGAGGGTACCAATTGGGGTAGAATTGCTGGAGACAATTTGGTTTATACAAAAGTGGCCTCAACAGACTACACTTTAAGTGGTGGTGTTACTGCTGCTCCATCTGCCGCTAATCGAAATACAGCTTATGATCTATTTAATAATCCCGATACTGTTGATATTTCTTTTATTCTTGCTGGTGAAACTTCAGGTTCATCAACAATTACTGCTCTTGAAGCTATAGCTGAAAGTAGAAAAGATTGTATAGTATTCATTTCTCCACAAAGAAGTGATGTGGTAGATAATTCAGGTAGTGAATCTACAGCTTTGCAAACTTTTAGGCAAACAACTTTATCTTCTATGTCTAGTTCTTACTTAGTTTGTGATTCTGCTTGGAAATATCAATTCGACAAGTACAATGACGTGTATCGTTATGTACCATTAAATGGTGACATAGCAGGTCTATGTGCAAGAACAGATTTGCAACGTGACCCATGGTTCTCACCTGCAGGTATTAATCGTGGACAAATCAAGAATGTAATTAAACTTTCTTGGAACCCAACAACATCACAAAGAGATACATTATATAAAAATGGTATCAATCCAGTTGTAACATTCCCTGGTGAAGGTACAATTCTTTATGGTGATAAAACTTTCTTAACAAAACCATCTGCGTTTGACCGCATCAATGTTCGCCGTTTATTCATTGTGTTAGAAAAGGCTGTTGCTAGAGCTGCTCGTTCTTCACTATTCGAATTCAATGACGACTTCACAAGAGCTCAATTTGTTAACTTAGTTGAACCGTTCTTGCGTGATGTTCAAGGTCGCCGTGGCATCTATGACTTCCGTGTTGTTTGTGACACTACAAATAATACAGCTGAAGTTATTGATTCAAATCGTTTTGTTGGTGACATTTACATTAAACCTGCTCGTTCAATCAACTTCATCCAACTTAATTTCGTTGCTACCCGTACCGGTGTATCATTTGACGAAATTGTTGGACGATTCTAATAAATAGAGAGATAGGAGAAATCAAATGGCATTTAATGTAAATCAATTCCGCTCTCAGATGACTGGAGATGGTGCCCGCCCAAATTTATTTGAGGTGTCGCTACCATTTCCTAACTTTGCAGCCCCAGGAACAGCACAACAAAAAACAACATTCATGTGTCGTAGCGCACAGTTACCAGGTTCAACACTTGGTATTGTGCCTGTAAATTATTTTGGTCGTGAATTAAAATTTGTAGG